TGACATTCCCAGCCCGCCACTGCCGCAACTGCCGCCTAACATGATGCCGCAGCGTCCGCCCATGCCGATGCAGAGCCCGCCAGCGCCACGACCATTCGGAATGTAATGAACTCCGTCAATTCGTGACGGTTTCGCCTCGTGCCGGCGTCCATTGGCACGTTTCGGTGGCTCCGACATAGCCAAGGACACCCATGAGCAAGAACCTGACTGAAGAAGAGAAGGCCTTTTTCGAGAGCGGCGGCGCGGCTGAATTGCCCGACGACTATCTGAACGACGCGAAGATCGTCTCGCAGGATCAGCCGCAGCCTGAAGAGCCGGACGCGCCTCAACCCGAGGCGACCGGGACTGAAGAGCCTCAGGGCGAAACGCAGGAACTGCCGCAGGAGCCGGAACAGGGTGCAGAACCGCAACAGCGGGACAAGCCGACAGTCCCTCTCGCGACGTATATGGAGGAAAAGAAGGCCCGACAGGAGCGCGATCGACAGCTTGCCGAGATGAATGGCCGCTATTCTCAGGCGGTTGATCGCTTCCAGACGTTTCTGGAGCGATCGGCGGCCGCGCAGCAGCCTCAGCAGCCGATCCAGCAGCAGAATCTTGAACCGCCGACCGATCCTATCGAAAAGATCGAGTGGGCAACGCAGCAGGTGGCCAATCTGGCGCGAGAGCGTCAGGAAGAAGCCACCCAGCGTGAACATCAGGCCCGCATTCAGGAGCAGCAGCGCCAGGTCACCAACGTCTATTCCAATGCTCTCCGATCCGCTGCCGCCTCGGCTCCCGAGGTCAGCGAGGTGCGCGAATTTCTCGTGAAACAGCGCATTGAAGAGCACATGTCCGGCGGCCTCTCGTTCGAGGACGCCAGAGCCGCGACATGGAATGATGAGATGAACCTTGTCACTGGCGCACTTCAGCGAGGCGTCAATCCAGTCGCGCAGCTCATCATGACGGCGCGCGCAAGGGGGTACGTCCCACATTCAATGCGCCAGCAGTCTGCCGCTCCGGCGACGCAGCAGGTACATCCACAGGCCGCGCAGCGTCTTGAAACCGTTGCGCAAGGCCAACAGGCCAATGTTTCTCTTTCCACGGCCGGCACGAGCGGCAATGCCCGCCCGAGCAAGCTGGACGCGAAGGCAATCGCCGATATGCCGGATCGCGAGTTCAAGAAGCTGCTTGAGCGGGAAGATTTCGGTGAAATCTGGAGCAAGGCTATGGCCTGATCCGGACTTCGTAACTGCGGCATGAGGGCCGTTAAGCCTCTGTATCGCACCGCATCAAGGGCGTTGCGTCTCTCCCACGATACGGGAGTCCCGAGGGTCCAGAAGCGATAGTTGGCCCGTCCGCCGCGACGACACGCGCGCATCAACCCAACCCATCAAATCCTGAGAAGGAACAGCCGCTATGGCAGTAGAACGCTTTGGGGTGAACCACCCCTTGGCGGTCAAGCTGTGGTCGCGACGGATGGACGTTGAAGCGCTCAAAGAGACGTTTTACGCGCGCTTCATCGGATCTTCGTCCAACAGCTTGGCCCAGGAACTCACCGAAACCCGCAAGGGCAAAGGCGATTCCATCACTTGGGGACTTCGCATGCTCGGCACCGCTCGCGGTGTGTCCGAGGGGCAGGTCCTTGAGGGCAACGAAGAGTCCGTCAATCACTACAACGACACGCTGCTCATCAATGAGCTGCGCTATGGCGTTCGCGTGAAGGGCGAGGACACCATCGACGCGCAGCGCGTGCAGATGGACCTTCGTGAAGAAGCCTACGATCAGGCCAAGGACTGGTGGTCCGAACGGCTCGACACTGCGTTTTTCAATACCCTCGCGGGTAATACGGCGCAGAACGATCTGCTCTACACCGGCTTCAACACGCCGCTGGCCCCGTCGTCCAACCGCCTTCTGCGCGGTGGCACGTCGGTCGCCAACGATCAGTCGCTCGGCAACACCGATGTGTTCAAGCTGAACCTGATCGACAAGGCCGTGAACAAGGCCAAGACCGCAACGCCGCCGATCCGTCCTATCAAGGGCTTCGGTCGGGACGTGGATTATGTCCTGTTCCTCCACCCGGATCAGGTCCTCAGCCTGCGTTCGGACGCCACCACCGCCGGCAACTGGTTCGACCTCCAGAAGGCCCGCCTACAGGGTGGTGAGGGGGACAAGAGCGAACTCTTCACCGGCGGCGTCGGCGTCTACAACCGCACGCTGGTGTTCGAGTCCACTCGTGTTCCGCAGGGCGTGCATTCATCCACCGGCGCGACCGTGGCGAACACCCGCAGAGCCATCTTCTGCGGCGCGCAGGCCATGGCTGTTGCGTTCGGCATGAACGGCGGTCCCACCAAGTTCTCGTGGCGTGAGGAACTCTTCGACTACGCGGACGAACTCGGCGTGAAGGCCGGGCTCATCCACGGCATGAAGAAGAGCCGCTACAACGGCGAGGACTATGGCGTGATCACCATCACCACCTACGCGGCCCCGGCTGCGTAAGAAGGGAGATCGATCATGGCAAAAGGTCGTCAGTACTCGCTCAACGTGATGCACACGTTGCGCAAAACCGTGCGCTACAGCGACGGCGCGTCTGCCGTCGTCACTGTCGGCACGCTTCCTGCTGGCGCTATCGTTGTGGGTGGAGCGGTTCACGTCTCCACCGTTTTCAACGCCGGCACCAACAATAACATCGACGTCGGCACCGCTGCTGACCCGGATGGCTTCGCTACGGCGCTTGCCATGACGTCAGCGGGCGCGAAGGCGTTCGATGAACTCGCCACTTCGGACGATCTGCTGACCTCGGCGGATACCGACGTGATCGCGACGCTTGGTCTGACTGGAACGGCCGCTTCGGCGGGCGTTGCGCAGGTCATCGTCTGGTTCGTTGTCAACAACGACCTGTGACATGGGCTGGGGCGGCCACGGTCGCCCCATTCTTCCTTGAGGGCGGCTTATGGCGACACTGGCTGACATGAAGGCGCGGATAGTCGCGGAGACCATGCGCCCCGACCTTGGCGGCAATGGCGAGTATGGCGTGAACGCCGTCGCGAACGAGATCACGTCGGCGATAAACTTCTATCGCTCCAAGCGCTTCTATTTCAGCGAAAAGAGGACCGTGGTCACGTTCGACACTGTCAATGATCAGTCTGATTATGACGAGACGGCGCAAGCCAATATCCCGCACCTGATCAGCATCGACAGTGTGACGGTCACCGACACAGGAACGGTGAACCCGGTCTGCCCGATCTCGCCTGAGCGCATGGAACTGCTGATCGGAGGCGTGTCGCCCCTCGGCAATCCGCCCCGGCACTATTCGTATTATGCGCAGGTTCTGCGTCTCTACCCGATTCCGAACGGCGTCTACCCGATGCGCGTGACTGGGGTCATTCGGATTCCCGCTCCCGCAACGGACGACGAGCTCAACAACGTCTGGATGAACGATGCCGAGGAGCTTATCCGGGCGCGCGCCAAGAAGGCGATCTATGCCGACTGGATGGGCGATCCGCAGATGGCTGCGGTGATGAATTCCAAGGAGCTTGAGGCGTTTCAGAGCCTTCAAGCCGAAACGAGCCGGCGCACTCCCGGCTCTGCCGTCCAATCCTACGATCTGCGGTAGACCCTGATGGCCTCCTCCGACCTTGAGCGCGTCATCGCGGACGGCGGTGGCGACACGGCGCAAGTGCTGCGCGACGTCGTCAACCAGGTGAACCTTGTGACCGCCGTTCTCCGCAGGCGGATTGTCGCGCTGGAGAAGGCGGAGGCGGCACTGACCGAGAGGCTCGATGCCCGTATCGGCACGGCCGCACCCGAGATCACGGGCAGCCGCGCGCTCAATCCGGCTCTGGAAAGCCTGTTGTCCGAACTGGATGGCATCGGCCTCGTGGTCGATAGCACGACGGCGCTTTAGCGATGAGCATAAAGCGAACCATGATCGTCAGAAACCCCTCTGACGGCACCGAGCGGCCTGTGGGGCATGCTTGCGTGGGTGACGTGGCGGTCTGCCCGAATGGGCACGTCATCGCTGACGTGGTGCGCAACCTGAGTTCCGGCGACATGTCCTACTCATCCGCATTCAAATTCCGCGGCAAGCACGTCGAGCCCGGCACGCTTCGTAAGGACTGCACTTGCCCGGAGTGCGGCGCGATCTGGTTTGAGCCCGACGAGGAAGCCTGATGCCCAGCACCTATACATCACGCAACCGGGCTGAAAAGCAGGAAACCGGCGAAAATCTAAACGTGTGGGGCGCCAATCTCAACCAGCGCACGACGAACCTCTTTGACGAGGCTTTGGACGGCGTTGAAAGCATCAACCTCGGCGCGGCGGCGACGTTCGATCTTTCCGACGCGGCCCATACAAAGAACGGCGAGAGCGACACAAGTCGCCAGCGCGTGCTTATCTTTTCAAACACGCACGCGTCGGGAACGGCGATCACCATTCCGAGCGTCGAAAAGTGGTATTTTGTCCGCAATTCGGGCTCGCAGGCCATCACGCTTGCGCCGAGCGGTGGCAGCACGGCGACTGTGGCGGCCGGCGCCGATGCCATTGTCTTCTCGAACGGAACGAACGCCTATCTCTTCCGCCAGCGCCTGAACGAGCTTGCCGCGCCGAATGGCGCAGTGAGCATGAACAGCCAGAAGATCACGGGGCTGGCGGACGGGACGGACCCGGCCGATGCCGTCAACAAGGCTCAGGTCGCGGCAATGACGGCGGCCGACGTGCAGCTTGCCGAGGATTGGGCGAAGAAGACCAGCGGTTTCGTAGAGGGCTCGGAAAACTCCGCAAAATCATGGGCAGTCGGCGGAACGGGCGATGGCGATCCTGCCGCCGGTTCTGCGAAAGAATGGGCCACGTCCACCTCGGCGGTCGACGGCGGATTGAAGGGCGCGCGGGGCTACGCGAATGACGCGGCGTCGAGCGCGGGAACGGCCAGTAGCGCAGCATCGGCCGCCGGGACCAGCGCGACGAATGCCTATAACTCAGAAATCGGCGCTTCAACGTGGGCGACTTCCACATCTATCGTCAGCGGCGGTTTCAAGGGCGCGCGGGGTTATGCCGAGGACGCTGCGGCATCCAAGGAAGCTTTTGATGACATCTGGGTCACTTCCGCTTCCGAGCCGGGTTCACCAGCCGCTGGCATGGTCTGGTTCGACACGTCCGGCAACGTGCTGAAGGTCCGCGATGCGACGAACACCGTCTGGCAGACGGTCACGGGCATCAACGCGGCGTCCGAGAGTGTCGCCGGCATCATCGAGATAGCAACGCAGGCGGAGACCAATACAGGCACTGACGACGCGCGAGCGGTGACGCCGAAGAAGCTGGCCAACTATAGCGCTTTCTCTTCACTCGGGAATCGCATTGCCGCCTTGGAGGGCGGCCTTAAGTCGGGCTCCGGCATAGCCGCATCTGGCGCAAGCGTGTCTATCACTGGCCTCAACTGTGATGATCTGCTCGTGACGCTCGACAGCGTCAGCCACAACAGCGGTTCCACTCAGGTCTTCAACGTCCTGTTGAGCACTGACGGTGGCAGCACCTATCCGCATGTCATCCCGATGACGACAGCCGTGAATGCCGCCGCCGCCGTTTCGGAGATGATCCTGCTATCGGGGTTGAGAGAGGGGCGGGTTTACGGCGCTCGCGTTATCGGGACCAACGCAGGGGGGCTTTCTACACTCTTGGCAACCGGAACGATGATCGGCGTTCGTGGTGTGCTCGGAGCTCAGGTAAACGCCGTTCGGGTCGCCCCGGCAGGCGGCTCTTTTGATGGCGGTACCATTTATGTATCGCAGAGGGGATGACGATGTTTCGCACAGAAATTGACTTCGTCACGGGTGAAGAGCGGCAAGTGCCGCTTACTCCAGAAGAAATTGCAGAGATCGAGGCGGCGGAAGCGCGCCCGCCCAATCCAGCCGATTACGATCTGTTGCCATGGCAGTTCACTGCTATGGTGAACTATCTCGGCGTCGATCAGGCTATCCGGCAGGCAATCGCGTTCATCCCTG